TTGGCTTGCCAGTCTTTTTGCTGAGTCATAACTTCAGCTTCTTGTCTGGCGTTTATTTCATCAGCGCGACGTTTACTGTCAAACCAATTAGTTAATGCATCTTCGTACTTTTCAGAGTCATAGTCGTGGTCTTCAAGGCTTGGCTTTTTACCTAATACGACTGGCTTGGTCTCGGTCGTAGTGGTTTGCAGCTTGCCTTGCAGTTCACGGTTCTGGCGCTGTAGCTCACGGTTGGTCTTACGCAGCTCACGCACCCACTCTGGGGCTTGAGTCTGTTCCTCGGGAGGCGGCGCTTCCTCACCAATGCTTACGATAACGTCGTCGGATTCTGTGTCTTCGGTTTCATCGTCCAACTCGTCGCTAGGCGCTTCGCTGGTTTCAACTTCTTCCTCAATAACCACGTCCTCGTCTTCGTTCTCGCTCACTTCTGCCTTGTTCATCTTTGACCCCATCAAACTCACCCATTGAACGGCTGGGTGGATGCCGTTTGTGTGTAATTTTGACTAAATTTTTACCTTTTGTCAATCATCTATGGAATTCGTCTTTTGACAGGAGTTTGGTTAAATAGTATGGCTGTTCCCTGCTCTGGGTTCACGCCACCTGTGTATCCATACTCCTTAATCATACGCTCAACATCAGTAAAGGCTTGTGCGGGGTCTGGTATCCCTTTATTGTATTTTGAAGTAAATGGAACACGACTGGATTCAATAGCTAATTTTCTAAAATCTAGTGGGTCTGATGCAAAATTATACAAACCTTGACTTTCTGCGCCGTACTGGTAAACACCCAAACCAGGCTCCTTACGCACTTTGGATGGGTCACCCACATAAGCATAAGACCTTTGCATGACTGGATTTTCTGACTCTAATAGCCTTTCCATTTCTCTCCCTTTAATACCTTGCCCATAACGACTTGGGTCAAGAAACGCCAAATTAGGGTCATGGCTAAAATGCGTCAATGTTTCAGAGGTTGTTGTGCCCAATTTTGGTACTATCAAAGGCTGAATGTAGTTTGGCATACCTCCAGTAAATAAGGGGTCTAAAAACTCTGGCGGCAATATCACGCTTTTTTGAGGTGCAAATTGGAAATTTTGCCATGTTTCACCAAGTAGTTTGTCTATTCCAGCTACATCATCTAATTTTCCTCCTCTGCTTGCCTCATAACGTATATCGTTAAGTTTGTTAATTCTTGCTTTTAATTCTGCATTTATTGGTGTGTAATTGACAAACGAATTTTGCCCCCTTGTCTCACTTGCCATAGCAATTCGTGCTAATGGAGAAAACATTTGTGAATGTGCCCCGTATGCGATTTCCTCACCTTTTGCACCAAATTGATTGCCATGTACTGCGTGGCCATAAAAATCATGCACTGCGCGGAACATCTCATTAGTGTTAAGTTTTGTGTTTGGGTCAACCGCATTTAGAAAATCGTGAGGGTCGCCTCCTTGATAAACATACAAATGTTTGTTTCCATACACATCTTTCAGCATTTCTTTGCTGCTGGAATAGTTCCCTTCCCCTGCTCGGTGGTATGACAAACTCACAGGCAATGAATAAAACTGGTCTTTTGTTTCTTTTGCAAGTTGTAAATACGAAGCCTCTAAAAGTTGGTCATAATTTTTTGCGCCAGTTGATTCAACCATCTGTGGAAATTTTTTCCCATATTCTTGGAATATAGTATTTTTATATGAATCACCACCTTCAGCGGCCAATTGAAACGTCCTACCTATTGCTGACTGTTTGGCTAAACTTGATGTCGGCATTTGAGGTAACTCATAATTTTGCCCAGATGTTTTTTGGGTAAATTCATTAGCCACTCTACGAACAAAATTATCTGGCGTACTTAATAGTTGACTTACCGCCTCGTCCGATATTGGTTGCGGAACAATGCTTCCAGTTGTTCCTCCGATAATGTTTTGCTGCTGTACTTCTTCTCGTATTCCGATATTTTTTTGTCCAGCTTCTCCAAAACCTTTTGGCTGGACTCTGAAGAAGGGGCCTTCTTGGGTTGTTTCATATAAATTTTCCTTAATATTTGTATTTTCGGGCATGGTTTCCTGCCGCCACTTTCCGTCAGAACCTTTCCATGTGCCGGTCTGTTGCCAGATAGTGCGAGCGTCAACACCTGTATCAGCCAGCATCTTTGCTGCGCTGGCTTGCAAAGCATCCCATGTCTTCGCACCTTTACCAACAAACATGCCGCCTATCATCGGCGCTGCTATTGCTGCACCTTTGGCAATGCCGCCTGGCGTTACCATTGATGCTAGAAACTCGGTAAATGGAGCGCGTGCCGAGCTTATTATCCCAGCGTCTTCTAACTTTTTCCCATAATATTCGCTACTGCCAAGCACCTGCTCGTCTGGTGTTTTGTAGCCAAATGGCCGCATGAGCATAGTAGAAAGGTCAACAAGGCCACCAAACCCACCTGCCGCTGTACGGTAGGCAATGTCTTTAAAGCTCGGGTCTGCCATTGATTTAAGCCTCTGGTTCAATCATTACAGTGGTGCCAGGCGTTGGCTCCATTTGCCCTGGTGGAATCCCGCTTTCCCTCATTTTAATTGCAAGCTCTTGCGTCTTAATTGCTAGCTCTTGCGTGTCTATGTCCACTTTGTTAAGGGTTTCAACAGTCTTAGCGCGTTTTAGTTCTGCGTCTGCAATAGTCTCAACAGTATCTGCGCGAGCCTTCGCCGCTTTAGCTGTGGCTTCCTCTGCGGCTGCCTGCAAGTAAATAGCATTGGGGTCTTGCGGTGTGCCTTGCATTTCTGCCATAAGTTCTTCGCGTTCAGCATCTGTTGGCTCTACAACTCCCATGCGGAGCAGCTTCTTGCGGAAATAAGCGTTAGTGTCTGCCAAGCCCTCACCTTCCATGTTCATCATGGCCATTGCGGTCAAGACTTGCGCGGTCTCTGGGTCTTGGGTAATCTGCAACATGCCGGTCAATGCGCGAACGGTAGCTTGTCTTTTGCTTGAACTAGATGGGCCAACATCAGCCACAATTTCAAACGTCGCATTGCTCATGTCATTTTCAATAACAAGAGCGCCGGATTCTTGGTTAATCATAGGATTCATTAGCTCAACCATGCCAGACTTACCGGCTGGTGTAATGGTCTTCATCTTGCGCTTGTCCTCAATGTAGACCTCTTTGGCCATTGACAGCCAGATTTCACCGCAGCGCTTCATGCCTTTTGCAAAGTTGCTCATGTAGATAAATGACTGCATATCAACGCGGGTCTGAATCATCTCCACCGCTTTGCCTGAGATGTTGCTGACCATCTTGTCGGCACCACCTTGGTTGCCCAAGATGTCCTGCATGTCGGTCTCGGTTATCTGCAAGAGCGCTGCCATTGCTGGTGGGATTGATGCGCTGCGGGTGTAGGCAACTGGGCCACTAGCTACTTGGTTGCCGTTCTGGTCAGTGATTGGGTTAATCAGCAAGTACGGATAGTCTTTGAGGTTATCCTCTGCCCACATGACTTGATGGCCAGCGACCTGCTCAGGCAGAAGGATGGGCTTTTCAACGCTTGACAGTGCGCTTATCTCACCGAGCTTGGATAGCTGCATATTCTTAAGTCTCTGCGCGTCCTTGGCCAGCCTGACGTGTCCCATGCAGCGCTCAATATTGTCAACAAACCAGCGTTTACCGTACACCACGACAATGGGGATGCACTTTCCTGCAATGTAGCCAGCGTCTTCCAGCACCTTGCCACCGGACAGAACGTACTTGTGCACGCGCTTAGTCTTGATGCGCTTTTGACGAATCTCCATCGTGCCAACAGCACTTAGGGTTTCCTCTAGCATCTCGTCGTTCGCAAAGTCTGCCTGGGTGTAGCGTTCTTCCTCGCCTGTAATGGTTTGGAAAATGCGTATAGTTTCGCTCTTTTCCTCGACCTTGTAATACTCGGCCACGTAAACAACGTCAGGTGTACACCAGTCAAACTCATACTGGTGGATAATCTTTGGCCAGCTTGCAGGGTCATCGTTGTAGGCTTCTTTGTAAGCCTGGCGCGTCATTGATGTGACAACAAAACAGAATTTTGCGTCGGACTTGTCTTGTCGTTTAGCGCCAAGGTCAAAGAACACCGAACTGTCAGCGTCAAAAATAGGCTCTATGCGTATGCGTTGGCGGTCATCTTCTGGGTCTTCATCGTCCTCGTAGGTGGTACGCAAGCGCCAGGCACCAATGCCGCCTCCAACAGCTTCCTCAAAAGCGTTGTCATAGGCTTCATCTGCCACGGATGCTTGCTCATCTGCGCGGTATAACCCGTCGCAAACCTCGGCCAGCTTGTCATTGTCTGTGCCGTCTTTGGACACAAAGTCCACGGTGATGCGGTTGTTGCGGTACTCGTTGACCACTCGAATCACGGACAGCATGATTTTATTAACCTCAAACTTGGGCTTGTTTTCGTACTGATCCCAAAGTGGGCCTTCCCACTGACTGCCTGCCAGCGAGTAGAAGCGACGGTCTTGCAAGCACTGAAGGCGCTCGTCACGCAATGCGCTTTGAACATCATCAAATTGCATTAGTGCCTCATCATGCAAATTAGCAAGTCGCTGGTCGTTTGAAAGTCTGGCCATGTTAAATCCTCATTTTGTGCAATTTTCTCACCATTTGTGCATGGTGGCAATTGGCGTGAACATCGCCGGTTTTGTTATGGCTGCGCGTCTGACACCTTCGCAGGCGTAACGCAACGCATCTATGACGTGGTTCTTCTTGTCTTCAAGCACTGGCAGGATTTTACCCGTTAATGCGTCTTGCTTGTAACTGTACAGCATAAGTTCGTCAATAGTGTGGATGCAGCGAGGGTGAACGATGATGTCGTAGTTCTTTAAAAACTCAATGCCCTCCTCTACCGACTTCGGCCCTTTGACTGCTGTCATTATCTTAGGAAAGCCGTTGCGCTTCATGTGGCTGATGGTCTCCGGTCTTGCTGAGTCTGCAACGATTGGCCACTTTTCTGCCTCTGGCACCTGCATAAATAGTTCAGGCGTGTTGACAATCTCACAGCCGACCATGTAAGCCTCATAGTCAATGTAGAGCTTGCGCCCAATGATGTGGCAACGCACCAAGGTGGTTGGGTCAACAGCGAAGCCCCAGTCAGCGCCGAGACGGTGGATTGCGTCTGTTGGAGCTTCGAAGTCGTCCACAACCCAGTTTTTAAACACGCGGCTGTTGCTGTTTGTTAGATACCCACCCATCCAAACGTGCAAGTATTTGTCGGGGTCGCGACGCTTGTCGTACTCCATCTCGTCACGCAAAACGGTTGGAAACCACGGGTTATCAGTAAAGTTAACCTTAATAACGCTTGCGTCTTTTGGTGGTGTCGGGCCGCGTAAGAGAAAGTCAACTGGGTCGGACTGTTGTCTTGGGTTCCACGTAAACCATAATTCACTGTCGGGCTTGCGAATAGTTGGCCGCAACAAGTCAAGGCTGGTCTGGCTCAGGCTTTGGGCTTCCTCCACCCAGGCGCAGTCGTAGCCCTCCAGCGACTTAATGCTATCGGCGGTGTGGTTCTGCATACCTTGAAAAATAATCGCGCCATCGGCCTTCTTGGACTTAATGACCGCATCCTGCACCTCAAAGTAGGCTCCAGCGTTCATGGCCTGAATCTTAATCTCTAACAAGCGTTTGACTGACTGGCTGAGTGATTTCTGGATTTCACGCACGCAAACACTGCGCCGCTTTTGATCCATGATGTGAGCCTCAATCATTAGTTCGGCAAAGGTGTGTGACTTGCCAGAGCCTCGACCGCCCCATGCGCCCTTGTAGCGGCTGGCCTCCATCAATGGCGTTGCCCACTCAGGAGTTTGGATTTGCAGGGTTTTACCCATTCTTGACAATGACGCGCTCAATCTTGGCAAACTCTAACGGAACGCCATCAGCACCTGTCAGTTCGTGCTTTTGCACCTCAGACCATCGCATCTGAGTCTTGCTCCACCAGATCATTGCTGTTGTGTCGCCGCCTATTGCCTTTTGGAATAGTGTTTGTCCTACCTGCTCATTAGCTGTGGCTTTGCCGGAAACCAGCTCGGCTGCAAAGTGTTTGCGCAGTGTGTCGGTGTCGATTCCATCACGCACTAAAACTGCTATTTGCTCAATTGGCAAGCCGACTCCTGACAAACTTTGTACCTGTTTGCGTTCTGCATCGGTCGGCTCAAATGCCGGTCTTCCCGCACCTGGCCGCGCACCACCATTCGGCCCTGTCTTTTTTAATACCGATTTTTCAGTTGTTTTCTTTTTTGTTTCCATTTTTTACCTTCGCGAAAGGTTACTTAGTTTCTGCGTGTGTGGTTTTGTATATGGTCTTTATGCATATTGCATTTAAAACCTTATGCTTCATTCTACTCAAAAAAACGCCCACCGCAAGGGCAGGCGTAAGTTGGCGCAAACCAACAGGAGAGAAGGCTTCATTGTAATTGCAAGCGCCACCAGTGTGCAAGTAGCAAAGCCTCAGCCCGACCATTGTCCTTTTTGCGTGCCAAAGGTGCTTCTGGCCATAAGTGGCGTGCAAGTAGTAGCGACTCGTTTTTGTCGCTTGTTAGGCAAAGGTCACGTTTCCACTTTTTAGGCGCCACCATGTGCGTAGGCGCATTTATACGCTGCATCAAAGCCAAGGCCATGCCAAACGCTATACCGAATTTAAACGTAGACGCTACGCCTTGCTTTGGCATTGAATGTACGGCCTCCACGCATACCTCTAAGTCTGCGCCGTCTCTTGCTTGGCTAATCTCGCTGTGGATGTCGTTGGTCAATAACTGCTTGCTGTCGTTTAGCATATCGCCACAACCCACATACTTACCGTGCCAGTCAATCATGCCCCACGCGCCGCTAAATCCTGGGTCTATACCTAATATTTTCATTGGTCGTTAATCCTTTGCATAACTTCGTTTAGCAGGTCGAACTGATTGCCGTATTGCTTTTCAAAGCGCTTTTTCCACGGGTGGACTGCTATAAGCCCAGCTTGTCCTGTGTTTTCTTGGTGGTGTCCCGCGCATAGGGGTAAGACCTTGGTATGCGCGTTTGGCTTGGTTCGCCCGTCAATGTGGTGTATCGACACTTGGTCGTTAAAGACGCCATCCTTTAGGCAAGCAATGCAACCAAGTTGAGCAATGCGGTTTTGTAGCGCCTTTTCTGACGTTGAGCGTGTTTTACCCTTCATCTAATGTCACTCCATTTTGAGCCGCCCACGCCATGCAGAACTCTGTGAACTCGCTTGCGTCTGCCTTATTGAATTTGCGCGACTGTAGACCCAATTGAACTACCCTTTGGCCATCTAAGCTGGGCGCTACCCTCCCTGCTGACCTGCCAGTCTCGCTTGCCCATTGGTCAATCAAGAAACGCTTCCAGCTTTCGCCATCCCACTTAGCGCCCGCATGGTTTGCCTGCTTTGCAATCTGGCCAATAATTGCGTGGTACATCTCATTTTGAGGCTGGCTGCGAGTCTCGCTTGTGACTTCCAATGTAAATTTTTTACCTCCTATCAGATGAGGCTTCATCTTTTGATAAATGTTCGTTACCACCTGGTGCGCCTGTTGCGCATTGTGTAGCGTTATTTTCATTTTCTGTTCTTCTCCAATGTCATTAGCGCCCTAATATCATCCGCGTACTTTTGGCCGTATTTTTTTGCCAATTTATCCATCACACCCCTAAACCACTCTGGCGCTTTTTTAGCTTGCCACTTGTAGCTGTACACCAACTCGCGAGCCAAACCCTTGTCAGCGGCCTGTTGCGACCTTTTAGACTCGATGCTTTGTTGCACTCGACGCTCGGCTTGCTCTTTCTTTGTGCCCCAGGGGATTAAAGACAACGCTTTTGCTTTTCTGTAAGTTTTGAATTCACTTTTAGTTGATGCACATTTTGTATCCCATCGCCGTTTAAATTCTTTGACCTAGCTTTGCCACCGAACGTTCCAGCTCTCAACGTCTGAAACTGGTGTCATCGCTAATAATACTTTTCCCAATAAACATTGTGAAAGCATTTGGTATTGATTCTTTTTTCATATAGCAAGCCATAAGTTGAGTGTAATTAATCCGCAAGTGACAAGCCCTACTGCAAACAGTATTACAGCAACAACCGATAGTTTTACTAAAACATTGCGCCAGCGCTGTGGGCTTTGATGCTGGTAATTGATGTATGGCTCTGCGTCTACCGGTATTTGACTTGCCCTAACTCGGCGTTGTAGCCAAGCATTTGTTCTTCTAATTTCTTTTTCTGCGCTCATTGCTCTCTCCTTTTGTACTTATAAAACACGTGAAAACCAATTACTTCTGTCATTTCAAGCCTACCCGCCCAGCGAGGGTAGACAGATAGTGTGTGGTAGTGCGTTGACCTTCGCGTGTTGTCCTTTAACCGGCCTGCGATTGCCTTAGCCACTACCCGTTGCACTTTCGGCGTGTACGCCACCAACCTTGGGTTTCTAGCTCTGTAATCGTTAGCCCAGCTAAACTGTTTGCGTTGATACACAACTTTGCAGATAGAATTCGGCCAGCGCTTACTTGCGACCCTGTTTAAGACTACCGAGGCCACAGCCCTAATGCCAGCCAGGCTCTCCCCACGTGCTTCGTAGTGCAAATTATCAGCCAAACACTTAGCCTGCGGCGAGTACGGCACGGCCAATGCCGATGCCGGTAGCATCAACACGGCCAGTAACTTAAACACTGCCCCTTGCACGTATAGCTTTGGCACACCAAGTCGCCAGCACCTCCTCGCCGCTGTATTCGGCGTCAATGTCATCACACACCTTTGCACACGCCTCACGCTCCCCATTCACTGCTTTGTCAATCTGCTTGAGCCAAAACTCGGAGTGCTTGTTGCTGTAGTCGCTCCTGACGAGTTTGGCAAAGTGTTCGAAATACTGCTCGCGCAACAACAGGCCGCTCCGCCCCTTACAAAATGCACCAGCCTCCTGCGCCATTGCAATAACTTTTTCTATATTCATTTCCTCATCTCCCGCTCGATGGCCAAGAGTCTCTGCTCAGCCTGTTTCAGTAGCCACAGCACATCAGGCGCATTGGCGCGGGTGCTTGCAAAATACAATGAGCCGTCAGCTTCATAGCCAACAATCACCACCTCTTTTAGCATTCCTACTGCTCCAGTCAATACCGCGTCTGGGTCAAGGTCAAGGCGCGTCTCGCCTGCATCTAGGCCGATGGGAAAGTCGATTAATTTAGCCATTGTTCTTCTCCTGTTGCTTAGCATCTAAGCAGTCTTTGCAAATAAACTTGCGAAACGTTCCAATAAACTTAATGCTGCCGCCTTTTAAGTATTTATCCTTTTGACACCTCAGGCACATCTGCGGCCTGGAGTGCATAAAACGCTCATTTTCCTTCTTTGCTGATAACGCATAAGCGTTTTCCTTGGCAGGTGAAAAACTCCTAAATCCATTGCTCATTTCACTTTCTCCTTATCGTTTATAACTTTTGCCTTCTTCGACCTCAGTACATCGCGGACAATCCGCTGCGACCTGTCTAACTCGCCCACCGTCACGATTTCTAATTGCTCATCATGTAATTGCATTGCCTCATCCAGCGTTTGCATCTCAGAACCCTTCAAGATGTAGTGGTCTGTCCTCATACCGCGTTTGCAGACCTCTAGAAGCGCGTCTAAGCCATTTTTCGCAACAAAAGCATACTCAGTACCAAACCCCATTAGAACAAGCGCCTCGCACGTGTTTAAAGCGCTTATCAGTACATCCAGCTCTTTTCGTTTTGCCTCGCCTTTGACTAGCATAGCCAGGGCATTGTGGTTCTTCAACTTCAGGGTCAACAGAGAGCCTTCATGCTTTGCAACTGGTGTGATGCTTTCAATCACAAAAGCCAGTGGATTGATTAAGACGGGCTTGGGTTTGTATTTGGTTTGTTTTTTCATACTGTTCCTCTGTAATCTCACTAACAATGTACAACGCTTGGTTGATTATGAATACAGGGTAATCCCTACCTTCACGCACTAAATCAAGTATTTTTGTTGCTGCGCAGTAGTTCATTGCAAAGCCTCTTTAGCAAAGCGCAAGGTTGTTGGGTTTATCTTTACCCCGTCTGCATAGCCCTGCAATATTCGCTTTGCCCAAGCCCTGTGGTCAACCGGCAAGGCTTTAGCAACCAATTGCTTGAGGTCTTGTAGCTTAGACAACTCACGAGCCAAACGCTCTGGGTCTGCTTTTGGCTCTGGCAACCTTGGTGCTTCAGGTGCAGGTGAACGTCGGCACAGGTTTCTAAACTCGATGATGTTGGGCGCTCGCTCTGGCAGGTTTTCCAAAGCCCATGCCAGCACTTCAAGCCGCCCACCGTAACCACTTAACTCGTGCGCCCAGGCGGTCTTTACATCAGCAAGCGGAACGTCAGACCACTGGCGCGACCACGCCGAACCATAAGTTGCCGCTAGGCGTTCAAAAAGCCTGTCAATTGCTTTGATTGATATACTCATTTCAACTCCAATACGCTAGTGTCAACGTCAATAAAAGATTGTGATTCTGTTGGCCACTGCCTGCCGGTCATTTCCTCCCAAC